ATCTCTAAGCAATTATTGCTACAAAACGGAGCAGCAGCAGAGCAAGCGATTGTTCGTGATTTAGGTCGTGCAACAGCTCAATATATGGACGCAACTTTATTTGCTACAGCAAATAGTGCATCAGGAGTACCTAGTTCTTTAGGTCAAATGGCTACTAGTACAATTACTGAGTCAGCTTTCTCTCCCTTGGCTTCTATTATGTTAGACTTTGTTACTGCTGAAGCAAAATTAGCTGAAGTAGGCGGTCTTGAAGGAAACTTAGCTTATGTAGCTTCTCCTGCTTTAATGGCTCAACTTAAGCAATCAGCTCAAGTAGCAGCAGTAAATGCGGGTATGCAAGGTGCTTTAATTAACGGTTATCCTGCTTACTTCACTAATGGTTGTACTAAAGATGCAGGTGTATCAGCAGACTTCTTCTTCGGTGACTTATCTAAATTGTATATGGGAATGTTCGGTGGACTAGACATTATGGTTGATCCTTATACTGAAGCTGTAAACGGTCAAACTAAATTGGTACTTAACCAATATATGGACTGGGGTGTTTCTGATGGAGCAGGATTTGTTAAAGCAACTTCTGTGTTAGCTTAATAAATAGTTTTTAATTAAAGGGAGTCCTTCGGGGCTTCCCTTTTTTAACCTTTTTCACTTTTAATCTATGTACTTAGACCCAAACGATAACAAACAAGGCGATTTAGTTTTAGTCGATAACCCTACTACTAAGGTGGTGTCGGTTGACGATATTAAGGCTCAGTTGCGTATTGATTCTAACGATGAAAACGATTTGTTGGGTTACTATATAGATGCTGCTACTGATATGGCTGAGAACTATTGTAATCGCCACTTCATAACACACCAATACAAACTTTACTTTAACGAGCAAGTAAATAAGGCTTCGTTAATATTTCCTAATTGTACTTTACATACTAACGCTGACCCTGTAGAGAAACCTATTAATTGGGTAGATGAGAATGGAGCTGCTCAAAGCTCAGATAAGGCGTATATAGACGCTTTCTCTAACCCTTCCTTAGTTTACCTTAGTTCGGACTTTCCAGGCACTACGCTTAAGGATAATGCGGCTAATACGTTTTACTTTTGGTTCAACACAGGATATGGTGCGGCTAGTGCAGATGTACCTGAAGCGATTAAACAAGCTATCAAGTTAATTGTAGCTGATATGTATTACTTCAGAGAAGATAGAAAGCGTCAGTTTCCTATGGCTTCTCAAATATTATTACAACCTTATAAGTGTTATCACTAGATGGCGTTTATAAGTCAAATAAAGGCAGGTGACTTTAATGTTCGTGTGAAATTAAAATCGCTTTCAGCTACACAAGATGATTTCGGCGGTGTGACTAACGCTTACACACTCGAACATACTATGTGGGCTAATAAAAATGTTAAATCTCTTCGTGATGTCGAGGAGAAGTTTGAAGGTAACGAACTACAATCTTACTCTAGGTTTGTGTACACGATCCGATATTCTTCGGAAACAAAAAACATAAAATCTAATTGGGTTTTAGAAGAAGTTGGTTCGGACAACGATTTAGATATTATTGGGTACGTAATTGACCCAAGAAAAGAATTTATAGAGATATTCGTAAGCGAGGATTTACCAACTGAATCACCTGTATAGATGGCTAAACCTACTATAAGTAAGAGTCAACTTATTCAAGTTAAAGGTATTGAAGATGTTAAGAAATCTCTAAAGAAATTAGGCGAAACTGAGAAGAGTTCTCGTAGCTTGATAAACAAAGCACTAAGACCTGCTGCACAGAAAGCAGTAAAGGCTCTTAAAATGAAATATAAGCACAGGACTAAAAATAAAGTTCCTGGACAAAGATACGATGTTGCAACTAAAAAACAAACGGTTGGTAAATCTATAGCAGATTCGATTGGTATCATTACAGCTCGAAGGTCTAAGAAGCCTGGTTTATTTGTTGGAACAAGGTTAAAACACCTTAACCAAACTTGGGTCAATGGTAAAAAAAGTAGAAATTTACCTGCGATGTTGCTTAATGGCACAAAGGAACGAAAGCATAAAAGCGGTAAATCTACAGGTAGAATACAAAACCAACCTGATTTTTATAAAGAGGTTATAGATCAAAAAGGTCAAGATATTTCAGCAACAGCCGAAAGAGATATATCTAAGATGTTAGATAAAATGTTTAAAAAAGCAGGATTTAAATAGACGTATGTTTCAAGATATAGGAAAAGAAATAATAACAAGACTCAACGCTACATCAGCTTTCACAACAGCTAATGGTGGTAGTAATAGAGTCTTTCCTGTGATTATACCGCAAGGTGTAACATATCCTTCGACCACGTTCGAGATAACCAACGTAAGCAACTTTATGAGTAAAGGCAGCTCGTTGAATTCTTGTGACGTATCGATTCGGATAGCTTGTTTCGCTGACGTTTATTTAACAACATATAGTCAAGCTAAGGCAGTAGTAGAAGCCTTAGATTTGTACGAGGTGGACTACACCGAAGATGGTGTGACTTATACCGCTAAGTTTAGGTTTGAAACCCTAGACGATGAGTATTTTAAGTCACCTGAAAAGTTCTACAAAAACGTAATATTTAATTGTTTAATAATCAAAAACTAAATAAAAATGGCAATTTTAAACGCAACAGATGTGACTCTTTCAATAACTCCGACAGGTGGTTCTTTGACAGCAGTAGCACATTCAACTTCAGCATCTATATCTATGAATATGGACCTTAGAGATTCTACAACTAAATCTTCATTAGGTTATCAAGATAACTTAGGAGGTTTACGTTCTTGGGAAGTAAGTGGAGATGCTTTTGTTGAAATCGGAGCAGGTGATGGTAATATTGAAGCTCTTTGGGATACTTGGGAAGCTCGTACAGCAGTTGTAGTAAACTTTGGTGCAACTAATATGATTTACTCAGGTTCGGCTCTAATAACTTCTATTTCAATAGACGCAGGTGTAGAAGAAAACGCAACTTATTCTATTTCTCTTACAGGTACAGGGCAGTTATCTAAATCATAGTATTAACTTTTAAATCCATTAATTATGGCAATCAAAAACGCATCGGATTTATTAGTTTACAGATTATACCCTGTTGCTGTGAAGCAAGTAACTAGAATTAGAGTTAAAAATTCATCACCTTTAGATACTACAGGAAATATAATACTTAAAAATGCGTATCTAGCAACAGGACCTGTTTATTCAGGCGATTTACAATTGACTTGTAATACTAATAATGCTTCAACTGTTTTAGATCGAATCACTGATTCATTATCTATTGCTTCTTTTTCGTATGCATCAACTTCTCAAGTGGTTGATGGAGATTATACTTATGTTGATTATACAAGTGCAGTAGCACAAGAAAATTTAACTTTTTATTTTGAAAATGGTACAGCCGATATAGATGAAGGTGCAATAGAAATTATAGTTTTAACTGAAGGAGAAGATGCAGGAGCAGACGCAGTAGCTCATAGCACATCAGCTTCAATATCGTTTAACAACGATTTGAGAGATATTACCACAAAAGATAGCGGTGGTTATCAAGAGAACGCAGGTGGTTTAAGGTCGTTTGAATTATCTACAGATGCACTTCAAGATATAAGTGCAGATCAAGACTTTTACGACTTTTTTAGTGACATCTCTCAACGCAACGAAGTATCTGTAAGATTCGCTGAGAGAGATACAGGTGCTAGTACAGATGTTAAATGGGAAGGAAGTGGTTACATATCGAGTCTTTCTATGGATGCAGGAGTCGAAGAAAATGTGACTTACTCTGTGACTATAACAGGTACTGGGGTAGTAACAAAAGGTACATACTAATAAATAAACACAAATAAAAATGAAAAAGGTAGAATTAGGCGGTCAGGAGCGACCAATCAGATTTAGTTATTTATGCTTAAAAGAAATCTGCAAAAAGTTAGGTTTAAAGCTAAACGAATTAAATCAGTTAGGATCGGAGATAGACCACATCGGAGTTATCGCTTACTTTGGTTTGAAGTACGGAGCAAAGAAGATTGGAGAGAAGTTTACTTATAAAATCGCTGACATTGAAGAGTGGTTGGATAATGAAGATTTCTCTAAGATTAACGAGATATTCGAAGCGTTCCAACTTGACCAACCTCAAGGCGAGGGAAAGTAGTTGAGGGAGAGGAGATAGATTCTGAGGAAGGAGATATTGACTGGGATAAATTAGAGCAAATCGGTTTAGGAATGATGGGGTTAGGTTATGATGAATTGTATAGTTTAACCCCACGTTCTTTTAATAATCGCTTAGAGGGCTTTAAAATGCACCAAGAACAGATGTCACAGAACCAATGGGAACAAACTAGAATTATATTGTTAGGTTGTTTGTCGCCACACTCAAAAAAGAATCTAAAGCCACAAGAGATATTACCTCTTCCTTGGGATAATAAGAATAAGCCGAAAAAAGAGATAGCTTCAAAAGAACACATACAAAAGGTTCTCGAGAAATACAATAAATCTAAATTTAATAAGATATAAAATGGGTGTATCAGTAAAGACCATCTCGATAATTGTCGCAGCTAACATTAAAGGGTTAGAAAAGGGGATGGGTAAAGCTAACAAGAGTTTAGCTAAATTCGCTTCGGGTGCAGCTCGTATGGGTTCTTTACTTTCTTTTAGTGTCACAGGACCTCTAGCCGCTTTAGGTAAGTCCGCTATGGACACATTCGTTCAGTTTGAGAACGGAATGGCTAAAGTAGGAACAGTTACAAACGCTACTACTGATGAACTTAAAATGCTTACATCAGAAGCAAAGCGATTAGGTTCTACAACACAATTTACAGCATCTCAAGTCGCTGAATTACAACTTAGTTTAGGTCGTAAAGGTTTTGATCCTGAAGCTATTAAAAATATGGAGCAATCCGTATTAGATTTATCTTTGGCTACAGGTGAAGATTTAACCTTAGCCGCAGATGTAGTAGGAGCTTCGATAAGAGCTTTTGGTAAAGATTCTTCTGAAGCAGCACAAGTAGCAAACACACTAGCTTTAGCTTCAGCAAACTCTTCTATAAAATTAAGCACATTTAGTACAGCATTTGCTAACGCAGGTGCTTCTGCAAGTGCAGTAGGAGTAGATTTAGAAGAGTTATCTGCTATGATGGGTGTCCTTATGGATAGTGGTATTAAAGCATCCAAAGCAGGTACAGGTCTTAACTCTTTATTCATAAAACTAAAAGAAAAAGGTATTAGTTTATCTGACACTTTAGATATGTTATCTGAAGGTCAAATGGGCTTAGATAGAGCTACAGCAATAGTAGGTAAAAACTTTAGTAAGCAACTACTAATACTATCTAAAAACAGAGATAAAACAAAAGAACTTACAAAGGAGTATAAAAACAATACGACTGGGTTAGACGATATGGCTGAGAAAATGGGTCAAACCACTCAAGCCAAAATTAAAAAAATGTCGTCAGCTATTGAAGGACTCCAATTAGAATTTGGGGCTTTGATTGCCGATGCTCTTACTCCTTTGATAAATAAAATAACAGAGTTAGCTTCTAACTTTACAAATTTAGATGACGAGAGTAAAAAAACGATAATAACTGTAGCTGGAGTAGCAGCCGCTATTGGTCCTTTATTGTTAGTTGTATCAGGTTTAACATCATCATTTGGTATGTTATTTACTGCTATAAAAAGTGTTGTTAAAATTGGATTTGCTATGTTTACAAGTCCTATAGGTATAATTATAGGCTTAGTAGGTGTATTAGCAGCAGGAGTAGTGTATCTTGCAGGAAATTGGAACGCTTTTTTAGTTTCAGTAGCTAAGTCATCAAAAGGTGTCGGTGGTATAATTAAAGGCTTATTAAAAGGTTTAGGTTCTGTTTTAGGACCTACATCGGCTTTGTTTATAGAAATGCAAGCAGCTATAGGTACTATTGATGCTTTAGAAAAAAACCTTGATGATATAGATCCTGATGCAACAAAGTTTAAAACTTTTGGAGAAACAATAAAAGATGTTGTATCAGATGTGTCAGGTTTAGATTTAGACGCATTTGATAAGTTATTTGACTTATCAGGTGGCACACCAACTACAACACCTACACCTACAGAAAGTGGCGATAATAAAGAACAATTCGTTAAATCACCTTTTGATTTTAGCAAAGAATACGAACAATATTTAATACAATTAGAAGCGGCTAGAGTAAAGACTCAAGAGTGGTCTAACGCAATGAATCAATTTGGGCTAAGTATAGCTACAAGTTTTGCTGATTCTTTTGCAAGTGTACTTGTAAGTGGTGGTAATTTACTAGAAGGTTTAGGTCAAATTTTCGTAGATTTAGGTAAGCAAATTGCTGCTATGGTAATTAAGGCTGCTGTACTAGCTGCACTATTAAGTATTACAGGTTTAGGTGGTACAGCGATGGCTTCAGGAGGTATATTCTCTAAAGGTGCAGGATTTAGTAATATATTACAAGGAATGATGGGTGGAGCGTTTGCAAACGGAGGTCAACCACCTGTAGGTAAGATGAGTCTAGTAGGTGAAAGAGGACCTGAACTATTCGTGCCAGGTTCAAGCGGAACGATTATACCTAACCACGCTTTAGGTGGTGGTGGTGCAGCGGCAATTCCTGATGTAAGAATAAGCGGAGATGATTTATTGATAGTGTTCGATAGAGCTAACAGAAGAAAACAAAGAAGGTAGTATATGGCATTTGGTAAATATAGATATTCCAATATAATAGGTGAAAAAGGCACAAATTGGAATATAGAGATATGGAAAGATGGTTTCACAGGTGGTGGAGATAACCCTACTGAATTTAAAATGCAAGGTGAAGGGTTTGAGATAACTTGGAACGGACAAGGTTCAGATAGAAGCCCAACATTTTTAGGTTCAGAATGTAACATTAATTTTTTTATTGAAAATAATGCTGATGAAGCATTTGTTTACGATTCTTTAGCAAGTGGTTTTCAATCTTATTATGTAAGAATTTACAAAGGTACGGTAACCAACGATAATATTTGGTGGTTTGGTTGGGTTCAACCTAGTTTTGACACTATAGAAAACTTACCCTACCCTTACGTTTATAAACTTGTGGCTACCGATTCTATTGGATATATTAATCAATTAAAACCTTTTACGTTTTCAAGTGAAACTGAAAAAAACGCTTCAAATAGTATAACTTCTGAATTATTACTAAGTTTTCAAGATGGTTCATATACAGATATAAATATTGGTGGTAGTACAAGTGGTAATTCAAATCCTGCTCCTGATAATTATAAGTGGTTAAGAACAAGTGCTAATTGGTGGCGTGATGGTGATGAATCCTTATACAATAATGCAAACCCCTTATCTGCTTATCGTATATCAAAAGGAGCTTTTTCTAATCCTACACAATTTGATGAAGAAGGTAATGTAGTTCCTGGAGGGAATCCTTTAGATTTTAAACTTGGAGATGTTATAAAAGGTGTTTCTAGGTTGTTTGGTTTAAAAGGGTATTTAGCTGAAGGTAAATACAATTTTATACAGCCTAACGAATTATTAGATAATTCAACAGGCTCTTTAAGAACTTATAATTATTCTTCGATTGCAACAGGTACTACGGTTGAAAATATAAACACAGCAATAATTATAAATACGTCTGACAATCCAATATTAGGCGGTTCTACTTTTACTTACGATCCACCTTTAGAAAGTGTTACCTTAAAGCATAGTCAAGGTGCGTCTAATTTTAGTTTAAGTGAAGGGATAAATATAGAAGGAAGTGGTTTAATAGCAGGGTTTTTAGCTGCTAAC